CGTGACAATAAACGCGGTCGAGACTTGGTAACATCCGACTGGTATCAAAATAAATGGGACTTGGCCTTAGAGAGGGATCAGAATGAAAAAACTTATTTCCAGAATACCAAAACCGGTTTCAGACAAGCTGCTAGTTCTATATCCTTAACGGGTAAACGTGGTGACCAAGTTATATATGATGATCCGTTGTCAGTTAAAGCTGGTGACTCATTGGTTCAATTAGACGAAGTGTTGGACGTATTCACGGAGACATTACCAACTCGACTTAATGATATAGTCATGTCAAGTATCGTCATCATCATGCAACGTATCCATATGAGAGACCCTGTTGGTTTTGCATTAGAGAATGATTTAGGTTATACGCTTGTCTCGCTACCCATGGAATACGAGAACGAGAGATGTTGTTACACCTCAGTACGCCCCTCTTGGCAAACCGATGCAACGAGAGTTAAGGTCTACTACAATCGCCGAGAACATGCATGGACACCTGATAGAAGTACTATCCCCAAGACTCAGATTGAAGTATTAGAGGACGAGTTGTACAAGCAGGACTGGCGGAATACCGATGGTGAGCTATTAGACCCTGTTAGGTTTCCTGAGAAAGAAGTCAATGTTTTGAAAAAAGCCCTTAGTTCCAAAGGTGGGTCATATGCTGTAGCATCTCAATTACAACAGCGCCCCGTGGCTCGTGAAGGGGGAATGTTTAGTCGTGACTGGTTTAAGATTATAGATAAACCGCCTGAGTGCACCTATATGTGTCGGGGGTGGGACTTCGCAGCTAGCGATAAAGAGGGTTCTCCGTTCTCTGTTGGAACTAAAATGGGTTATACCCCAGAGGGTTACTTTGTCATTTTAGACGTTGCTCGTGAGCAAAAAATAGCGGGTAAATTAGAGAAATGGATTGGCGCAATATTAGACTCGGACGGATTGGATGTGCTACAAGATATGCCGCAAGACCCGGGTTCTGCGGGCAAAATTCAGAAATTTAACTATGCTTCCAAGTTCTCAAAATATAATGTTAGATTCAGCCCTGAGTCTGGTAATAAAGAATTACGTGCAGAAGGTCTTTCCGCAGCAGCTGAAAATGGTATTGTGTTAGTAGTACGCGCATCTTGGAACGATACATATCTCTCGGAATTGAACGACTTCCCAAAAGCTGGCCTTAAAGATCAAGTCGATGCCAGTTCTAGAGCATACGCACGATTACAAAAAATGATAGGTCTCGATGGGGATGATATAATGGGCCCTGAGGTCGGAGACTCGGCTAGTGAGTATGAATATTTGGACTTCGGTTAGGTGGTATTATGCCAGAAGATAAAAAAAGTATAGACCCGTCATCCTTCGAGAATGAGAAAAAGAGGGTTCGTCCCAGCGAGACAGTTGGCGGCCCCAGCTTTAGAATTCACGGCGGATGGTTAGAAGAAAAAGAAGTTAATGCAAAACTAGTGCGATCCAAGAAATACAAAACCTACACAGATATGTTAACTAATATATCTATTATAGGTTCGGGTGTCCGCTATTATTTAAATCTATTGTGTAAACCCGAATGGAGCGCCAAGCCCGCTGACGACAGCGAAGAAGCCAAACGATACGCCGAGATCGTAGAAGAATCTATGAAACAATCTGACCGTAGCTGGCATAGGATTGTACGTCGAGCGGGTGGTTATAGGTTCTATGGGTTCAGTATTCAGGAATGGATTGCTGAGCGACACGAAGAGGGTTATTTTTATTTTCGAGATGTCGCACCAAGGCCTCAATCAACGATTGAACGTTGGGATACAAATGAATCGGGTGTGGTCTTAGGCGCTGAGCAATGGTCTCCGCAAGATTATTCTAAAAAATATTTACCTCGATCTAAAATAATTTATATTGTTGACGATTCTTTGGATGACAGCCCCGAAGGGTTGGGTTTATTTAGGCATCTCGCTGACCCTGCTGCACGGCTACAAAGATACCAGCAATTGGAGATGTCAGGTTTTGAGACCGATCTCAGAGGTGTGCCTATTTTCCGCGTACCTATGGCCGCGATGAATGCTCAGATACGTAACAACAAAATGACAAAGGCTGACAAATCTAATTTCCTTCGAAGTATTGAAGAGTTCGCAGAAAATCATATTCGAGGTACTAATACACATCTTAAATTAGACAGTAAAACTTACGACAACGACAACGAAAAACAAGGTGCATCTAGTACCTATATGTGGGATGTTGAGCTGTTAAGTACCTCTAGCACTACTATGCCAGAACTTAATTTAGCTATCACTCGATTAATAGAGGACATTGCTAGGTTGCTAGGTGTCGAAAGCTTATTACTAGGTGCCACATCCCACGGCTCACAAGCTTTGAGTACAGATAAAACGCATCAGTTCGGACTTATTGTAGAATCTAGCTTGAAAGAAATACGCGAGGCTTTTCAGCGAGATTATGTGAAGCGTCTGTTCATCCTCAATGGTTGGGATTTAAAATTAATGCCGACCTTGACGACAGAGGAGGTGCAACATAAGGATATTGTTGAAATTACAACTGCGTTAAAAGATATCGCTACAGCTGGGGGTGTGATGCAACCTAATGACCCCGCTATCAACGAAGTGCGCGCCCTGCTAGGTCTGAGTGATGCACCAGAGTTCGATATGTTCTTAGATTCTATGTTAAACGGTAGAATTACGGATGGTGATCCTAGTAGTGTCAATGACTCGAACAGAAACGACAATGAGAGCGAGGGTGAATAATGGCGTTAGTAGTTGGTACAAATAGTTACGTTTCTAATTCTGACGCGGACACGTATTTCGCAGATACATTAAACGCAGATTTTTGGAACACACTTACAGACACAAAACAAGACCAAGGCTTAGTATCGGCTAGCCAGCAGATTAGTTTATTTGTGTCGGACGGATGTAAGTTACCTTTCGCACCTCCTCTAGACAATACTAATTTAGAAGCTGCGACTTCTGAATTAGCTTTGTTCTTAATACAAAACCCAGCATCTTTGAATGGTAAAAGTTATCAAAACAGAAATGTTAGTTTGCTTACAACTGGAACTACTCATAATACAGTAGAATTTAATAAATTACGAGAAGGTGACGAGAGTAGATTCCCCCCTATTGTCATGACCTATCTAGAAGCGGCTGGCTGTATTGAAGAATCAAGTTTATTTGCTGCGGCTGCTTTTGGGGAAGGTTCAGCCTCTACGAGTGAAGAATCAGAATTCGATAGCGCTTCACCTTTCGCACCAGTTGAGGAGTTTAAATAATGACATATTTAGGCGTCGATATAGGTTCGATACTACAAGAGCACGTTGCACCAGTTGTGTACGATGTACAACTGGTGAGCAAGACTTGGGGTGCTAGACAAGTACAAAAAACCACAGGTCGGATACCCACTAGTGATACTTTGGAGGGCAAGGGTTGGGTATATCAGAACCGAACAAGACTCAACCCCGACACAATGGTTGAGAGTCGTACCGTAACTGTGGCCTTGGTAGCCACATCTTTCGGCGAAACTATTGATCCTAGGGCTGAAGATGAGGTTACAATACAATCTTGCACTTACATATTAACTAACAATATTCGCAAAGACGCCTCCGCTAATATATTTTATTGTGAGGCTGAAGCTTAATGCCAATAGTCACGGACATAGCTGAAAGATTGGAGAAACTATTTTTAGCTTTAGAGCGCAAGGTGAGTAAGACGTATAAATCTTCTGTCGAGTCGGCTAGACTAAGACTTACCGAGGATGAGATAGTACGCTTACTGTTGGCTGGCGGCCCTCAAGCGGTCTTAGCCAGCATATCAGAGGGTCTACCCGAAAGTGTGTCAGCGGAGATAAATACTGGTTATGTAGCTGTCGGTAATAATACCGCTGCGTTTCTCTCCAATCATGTGACAGTACCCTTCACATTCGATATAGCCGCACCAGCCGTTGTAGCAGCTATGGCTGGTAGCAGATTGGAGCTGGTTACGCAATTCAATGAAGGCCAAGTTGCAGCTACTAGAGAGGCTCTACTTGAGGGTATTCGGCGCGGAAACAACCCCCGTGTAACAGCTCGATATATTAGGGACAGTATCGGCCTAACTCAACGACAAATGCAAGCCGTTAATAATTATAGGCGTGCTCTAGAGGAGAATAACACCTCGGTTAGCCTGAACAGACAGTTAAGAGATAGGCGATTCGATAGAACCGTGTCGGGGGCTGCATCTAATAATAGAGTACTAAGTCAAGCTCAAATTAACCGAATGGTCGATAGGTACCGTCAGCGTTACGTTAATTATCGCGCTCAAACCATAGCGCAGACTGAGAGTTTAAGGGCTGTACATGAGGCTAACGAGCAAACCTATGCGCAATTCATAGCTGAGGGGCGGGTTCTAAAAGAGAACATAACCGTCAAGTGGGTTACGGCTGCGGATAGGAAAGTTAGAGACTCCCACGGCCCTATGAACGGTCAGACTAAACCTCAAGGTGAGCCATTCATTTCGGGTAATGGTAATCGATTACGCTACCCGTCCGATAGGCTTGCCCCTGCGAGCGAAACGGTACGATGTCGCTGTATGTTGTCTAGACGTATATCTTTATAATAAACTTGACTTTTATCTCTTTTAGTTATATATTCCCTTCTGTTGATATTCTCCTCTATTTGCGCACGCTTAGTGCGCTCTTTTTCCGTTACGAGAATTTTATGGAAAAGCAAGTTTATGCCAAGGTTCATAAAGTCGATGACGATTTAGGTCTCGTTTTCGGATGGGCCATTGTCTGTAAGCAAAATGGCGAACTGTTCATCGACTCACAAAATGATCATATCCCCGAAGATAGTATGTTAAAAGCTGCTGCCGATTTTATGAAAAATTCAAGAGCCGCTGTTGATATGCATGACCCTGCCAATGCGACATTGGATGGTTCTATCCTGTTTGCGTTCCCACTAACAGCTGAAATTGCTAAATCATTCGGTATTGTATGTGGTACTAGTGGTTTGATGATTGCTATGCAACCTGAAAATGATGAAGTCTTAACTAAATTTAAAACAGGTGAGTACACAGGTTTTTCTATCGGCGGTAAGTATGTTGAAAACGTCGAGGGTGAAATATGAGCCGAAAATTCAACATAATGAAAGAGTTTAAAATGTTCGAGATTAGTGCGGTAGATAGGCCCGCTCAGTCCGATGCTAAAGCTCTGATTATGAAACGAGATGACTACAAAGGTGATAAGAAGAAAAAGAAAAAAGAGTCTGATGCGGAGGCCGTTGCTAAAGGTCATGGTGTTATGACTGTCGCGGATAAGACTGGTCATGCTCATACTTTAAGTTTCTACGCAGGGGAAAGCCTAGGCGAAACTAGTTATAATAAAGCTAAAAATGATGAATACGGTCACGAGCACCCTTTCACAATTATAAATGGCGTCGTCACTATAGGCGAGACCCAAGGTCACACACACGAAGTTAATCAGGCCGATGTCACTAGTGTGTTGGGAAATATGTTAAACGCTCAATCACTCGGTAAGAAAGAGGAAGACTTTATGTCTGGAAATAAACTGCAAGACTCGGCAGATACTAGTGTGGAAACACTGAAGGCCGATTTAGAAAAAGTAACTAAAGAACTAGAATTAGCTAAGTCAATTTCTAATATGACTGACGCTCAAAAAGCACATTATGCGACGTTATCAGCAGATAGTAAAGTTGAGTTTTTAACTAAATCATCTACTGAGAAAGACGCGGCGGTAACGCTTGCTAAATATGACGATACTTATTACAAATCAGCTGACGGCGTTGTCTATACAAAGGCTCAGAAGGCCGAGGCCGATTTGGCCAAAAAAGTCGATGAGATGGCAGCTAAACTGGCTAAGGATGAGGCTGACAAGTTCGATCTACATATGCAAAAGCGGGCTGAGTCTGAACTAGAGCATATGGCGGGTAGTATTCAAGTTCGTGCTGCTCTATTAAAAGCCGTCGAAGGTATCGCCGATGCTGAGTTACGTAAAGGCGCTATCGAGTCATTGCGAGCTAAAGCAACTACTTTCGCAGAAGTATCTAAGTCTAAAGGTACTGAAGAAGTTAAAAAAGTACATGATGTGCAAGATGCTGTCGCTAAACTAGATAGTTTAGCCAAAAGTCATGCAGCTGATAAGGGTATGGATTATTACGATGCGTATGACGCTGTAACTAAGAGTAATCCAGAACTCTACAATCAAGCATTTGGTCGATAATTCGGAGTTTGAAATATGCCTTTTGAAAATGTAACAGCTTTATCACTAAACCCTGAAGCGACCACCGCTATCACACAACGCCACTTTGTCGAATTACTAGCGAATGACAAAGTTCGCCAATTAACAACTACCGCAGGCCCAAGTTACGCTATTGCGGCTGAGGATAGCCCTACCAGTGCTGCTGATCCGGAAAAAGCAGCGATTGCTATTGGTGGTTACGCACTGACCAACGGCTCTATGTTAGAGGTCACAGGGGGTGAGGCTATTGACCATACAGCTGCTGTAAAAACTATTATCGTAGGTCAAAACGGTCGTGCTTTCGATGGTACCAATACTACCGCTCGCACTAATTTAGCGGCTGGTGTCTACGAAGTAGTTGGTGTGGCCTCTACTTCTATTTCAGCTGATGGTGAAATCATTTCTTTTCGTCCGGCACGCGGTCAATACGCAGACGTTACAGTATCTTAACTCGGAGTTGTTAAACAATGACTGATTTTTTAAAAGACGACGAAGCTAATTTAGAGAAAAGTGGGGGTTACGTTAGTAACCCTACCGCTGGTGATGTGTTTGTTCAACAACCGTTGACCAACTTTGGCCAACGGTTCTTACAAAACAGCAACGCTTTCGTATCTCTTCGCGCTTTCCCTAATTTACCTGTCGAACGACAAGCAGATAAATACTACATCTTCGACAGAGACGATTACTGGAGAGACGAAGGTGAAGACGCAATGAAGCGTGCGGATGGCGCTAAGACTCGCGGTTCGGGCTTCAAGCAAAGTACTGATAACTTTTACTGCGAAGTGTTTGGTTGGCATAAATGGGTGACTGACCGTCAAATCACTAACCAAGATATGCAAATCAGGTTAGAGGAAAGCGCCACCCGATTCGTCAATTCTAAACTTATGATTCGTCGTGAACGTCAATTCAATGCTTTATACATGACTGGTGGTTCATGGGATACGCAGACAGACAATACTAACTGGGGTAATGCGTCTAATGATCCTATCGTGGATGTGGATGCCGAAAAGGATAACATTCATAGTAAAACCGGTTTACGTCCAAACAAGGCCATTATCACTCGTAAGGCGTACACGACTTTAAAAAACAATGAGGCATTGTTAGCTCGTGTCAACGGTGGTGCGACAACTGTCACACCTGCTGAAGTCACTATTAATATGATTAAATCCGTTTTCGAACTGGAAGAAATCTATATTATGGACTCAGTGTTCAGTGCGGCTAAAGAGGGCGCGGCCAACCCTGCGGCTGGTCGAGGGTTTATTGGCGGGGACGCAATGTTGCTATATTACGCGCCCAACACAGTTACCCTAGATGAACCTACTGCTGGCCTTCAATTCTCATGGACTGGTTATACCGGTGCTACACCTAATGGTATGCGTATCTCTCGTTTCCGCAATGACGAACATCGTGCTTGGAAAATCGAGGGTGAAATGGCATATGATTATAAGATCACCGGTTCAGACCTAGGCCACTTCTTCAACAACGTATCGGCCACTTAATGTAATTGTGTCGGAATCACATGGACGTGATAATACCGAGGTGTTGTTATGAACAGAGCTAGACCATTATTCAGAAGTACCGATGAGTTTATCGCTACGAGTTATATCCGTAGATCGACCACAGAGGTGTTACCCCCTAGAACGGAACTGTCTAGAGAAAGGGGTTACGCAGTGCATGTTTTGAGAATATACTATAACAAGGGCCTAATTGGTAAGAAAGGTTCCGCATGGGTTGATAAACGTTTAGCGAGATTTAAAGATATAAAACCGCCTACTGAAAAAGATAAGAAAATTACGGCTAATAAGTGGGTGATCGGTAATGAAAAAACTATCAAAGATATACAGCGTAAAAATACGGGGTAATGGTACCCCTGCCGATTCCGTCCTACCAGTTGGCTGGACAGTTTCACAACTCAAAAGAAATACTGCACGAAGATTCATCGTTACGCATAACCTCAATCTTAGCAATGAAAACATGTTTATGATAGCGCAAGTCACGAGACTCAGTGAGGTGTTTTATCTAAACGGCCCCTTCAGTGCCTGTGCAACTTATTTTGATGTAAATACTATCCATGTTTATTTAAGCGAGATGACCGCCGAGGATGTAGATGTGGATTTAACCGTCTGGACGTTAAGGGATGGCTAATGCGAACTAATCGAGGCTCACTTGGTGCTGGCGAACTCACTAGCGCCTTGTATAATAGTAATCAGAATTTTGGTAAATCCTCGAATAGAGGTATGTTTTTTATATTCTGCAATAGTGGGACAACAAGTATTGCCGCTGGCGGGGGTAATGGTACCGTAGATTTGCTAGCGGGTTCATATTGGGAAGCGCCTAGGGCTTTTTCTATTGGTACTTTTGAGGTGACAACGACCGGTAGCTATAGCGTATTCACCAACGATCTGGCGGAGGTATAACATAAAATGCCTTTAGGTAATAATGGATCCGCAGGCGGGAGTGCTACACCTCCGACAGACAGCGAACTATTAGATATAGAATCGCGTACGTTTAATGCGGACACAACTTTTGCGGCAGCTGAGCGTAAGGCTTTTCAAGTAATCTGTACTTCCGGTAGTTGTACTATTACAGTCGGTACCTCCGGTACAGGTGCGATCCCGTTAAATTCTGGCGGTATATGGGAATTAGATCAAGTTCCAACAGGTGAAATAGCAATCACCACGACAGGTACTTTTATTGTTACATCGAATATATTCACCACTGTGTAGGGTTTATTATGACTTGGGTTCGTAAAATGACTTATGTGCGAGACGGCAAAGAGGCCGAGCTTGCAACCGACACATCAAGTAATAACTGGAGTCGTAGGGCTTTACAAAATATAAACCCTAATAAGTTGATTTATTTAGCTTGTGGTGACTCGACGACTGAGCAATTCGGCGGTAACGATGGTTGGGGTACAATATACACGCTATTTAAGGCTGTGGGTCAAGCTCTAGAATTCGCTAAAGCTGGTATTAACATGGGTGGTTCGGGTCATCAAATGTTCGATTGGGTGAACGGTGCAGCCGATCCTAATTTTACGGGGCCTGATGTTGAAAATCCTAACGATTTAGGTGTTGGTAATTGGGATACCTTTTTCCACAAGCCTACTGGTGCGGTTACATTAAACACCTCTATACAGTGGCGTAACGCCATCAATCAAGAGTATCCGGTGGTTTGGGTAATTTGCTATGGTCTTAACGATGTTCTACTGAACGGTCGAGGGAATGATAGCGAGGATTCTCTCGTATATTACTATAGTGAATTGTTAGAAACCGCTATTTCTAGAATTTTATTGAACAATAAATCTGATTTTATTGTTATTCGCCAGCCGAATCAAATGTACGCTCGACCTTTTAATGATGAGGGTTTTCCTAGTTCTACTATATACCCTGAATTCGGAGATGTGTTACAAGACGATATCGATTTAGTTAATAAGTGGAATAGGGCTATTGCAAGAGCGTATCGCAATGTCACAGCTAAATTTGAAAGAACTTTTTTGTTAGAAGTTCAGAAGAGCGTTTTCGGTCTCCGTGACGCTAGTTATAATTCTGATGATCTACCATTTATGAACGATATCGTTCATCCTTCATTGGGTTCGGTTGGTGGTTATCAGCAAATATTTAAGGAATTAATACGCCAACAATTCGGAGAAGATCAAGCGGTTAACCCCAGATTAGTTGAAGCCGAAGGTTGGACGGACAATTTACCGTGGCTACATTACAGTAATTACTTGGAAGAAAAGCCTGAGTCCTTCCAGCGTGTATTGAATACATCATTAATCACAGTAGGAACCACGTTTATTGACTTCGGCCCAATAACTAAGACTGAATTCGATGAATTAACCTTGGGTTATGGTACAATATACCTTTCAGTCACAGGGCTAGCTGGGGTTAGGTTTACCGGTAACTGGCAAACTAGCTCAGTAGGTGCTAATACCCGTATATTCAATGTCACTATACCCGTAGAAATACAAGCTGCTATTGCAGGTCAAGAGGTTAACATTTATATAGATCGTACCGCTATACGTTCTGTAACTACTACTGAGGCTTTAGCCGCTACGGGTAGCGAAGGATTGCAAGTATTTGTTAATGATGATACCACGCCTCAATGGTATTACAGACAAGGTTCGAGTTGGCGTTCTATAGCTGACCCGACCGTTGTGTTGAGTTAAGGATATGGGCGAATACACAAGGGGTTTAAACTTACCTGAGAGATATTTGACAAACATCACAACGGCTAATTTATCACATTTCATAGTTCCTCAAGAATACAGCTTCGGGGTGGAAGACTTTGAAATACAGGTTCAGATAAGGCCCGATTCGTACACTGGGTCTGATAACAAGACTATTTTCGCTGGAGAAAGGAATCAGCAGGAAATCGTAATGGATATATCTGCCGCAGGGAGCATACGGGCATTTGCTTATGTAGGCGGATCTGTACAGACTGTTTTAACATCAGACATAAGCTCTTTCCCGACATCAGCGGTATTACTATTTAGACTAAAATACATCGATTCGACAAATACCGCAGAGCTTTACCATAACGATACCCTTCTCGCCAGCGGTAATTGGCCGCTCGACGGTAGTCAAAAAATAGAAATACTAGGTGGAAGAAAACTTGTAGCGTCAGATAATCCAGAGTCTAGTTTGCATTTCAACGGTGAAATTTTCAAGTTTACAGTTTTCGGCGGCGGTGACTGCATAACCGGAAC